AATACCTCGATGTCTCCAGACACCAGCGCCACAGGATAGCTCTTTGTAGGAGCGTTAAGGGTGCTGCTAAGGATACGCTCAATCTTTTCTTCGTCATAGCAAATCTGAATGGGAGTTCGAGTTGTTCGACCAAGAAGAGACCCACCATGAGTGGAGATGCTAATAAGTCTAGCGAAGTCGCCTGGTCTGGCAAACACACCGCCTTCTCTATCGATGTTCTTCTCCGTCTTTGCGAACGTCGAAAGATCTTCAGTTATCTGCTTGAACTTAGACTTGTCTCTACCCTGCCCAAAGCCAGCTCTTTCAAGTCGGCTTCCATCTTTGAGGCTGTCGAACAACCTATTGAAGATTCTCAGCTGAGCTACTTGGGCAAAGCGGTTGAACTCATCTACAGTAACAAAGCCCTGCTGGTCTTTATTGACCAGATCTCTAAGGGTGTTATAGACTACGTTTACACTTGCTCCCATGAAGCAAATATACAAAAAGAAAAAGCCGCCCTATTGGACGGCCTTTTCGGTATATATAGTCTACTCAGAGCTGACGATCTAGCTCCTCTGCAGTTGGTGCCCCTGCCTCTGTTAACAAGAACCTCAGGAGCACGTCGACTCCATCCTTTCCTTCTGGTACACTAACGATCATACCGTTGGTGTCCTTCCATCTAGCCGCCCCTTTGCTGATCTCGATGATTCCGTACTTCATGGCCATTCTGATCTTAGCCTTCATCGTGACTTCAGGGTTGTCAAACATCTTGATGAACTGAGTCGGATTCTTCTTTGCGTACATCAGCAGGTCGTGCTTGATCTCCGCAGCCTGACGGTCAACATTGATTCCAATAGACGCAGCTACAGAAAGAAGATCTTCAAACGGCTTGTCCTTGATCATGATAATTGCATCAGCAACAACGAACTCCTTGCTTACGTCTACCTTGGCCTTCTCTTGCTTATCCACCTTGCTGAACACAGTTCCCCCGTTTGCAGTGTTGCCTGGGTGAAGGCGCATAAACTCAGCGAGGTTTGGCTGATCTGGTCTAACCAACAGCCTTCCGTCAGCAAAAACCACGGACTTACGAACTGCGTTTTCAGACTGCTCATCTACAAACACGCTGTGCTCGGATGGACAGTATCTGATTTGACGAACCATACCTGACTCCTTGTCGAAGTGAGAGATGTTCTTTTGGTGCATCATATATACTGCACCCTTTCCTGTCTTTAGGACGTACTCTTGGATTCCCTTTGACTTGATGTCCTGCTTTACGGAAAACTTTTTTGCTGGTGCCGCAGCAGCAGCTTTTTTTACGGGTCGACCCCGCTTAGCTTGTGTAGTCATAATTGAATTTATTTAATTGAACAAAGATAGTAAAAGAGAGGGAGGCTGTTCCTCCCCCTCAGTTACCGTTAGTTATCATCCAAGCTGATTAGAACCAGCGTTGATGTCTCCAGTCTCAAGAACCTTCCATCCAGCACCTCCAACATTAGAAGCATCAGTGTTTCCGTCTTGCCACTGGCAGAGAGCGTAGTTACCCGCTGCGGTAAGTGTCAAAACATCTGAAGCATCTGCAAAGTGACTGGTCAAAGTGACTGAGATACTGGTATCTGAAGCAGCTCTTGTTACAATCTTCTTGAGCTGACCAATCTTAGTGCCAGCAGGAAGAGTTGCAACGCAAGCCACGCTATCTGTTCCCGTAAGATGCGTGCAGAATGTAGACACAGACAAAGCTTGAGTTGTGTCGTTAACAGTTACAGCATCAAACTCCCCATCAGGAATCAGGGGTAGAAAAAATCTTGCCATCTTAAAAGAGTTTTAGGTTATTACTTGAGAATAACGTGCTGGTTAGCAGCGCGGGTGATCAAGTTGCACTCTGAACGGTAGTGGAACTTAGCAACATCCTCATCGTTGGTCTTGAAACCGAGGACGCCACCGCCTTCTACCCAGTGCTCCAACTCACGGCTGTAGCCATTGGTCTCCTTAAAGTTCATCTCCAAAGCAGGAGCCTTCATTCCAGTCTTCGCATCGGCGACGCGAGTCATTGGAACCATAGCACCCTTGAATGGCTTGTTGTTGTCGAACGCGCCCAACAACTGTGGGTTGCTCATCAACTTCCATCCGTGCTTGTGGAAGGTGTAACCGCCTCTGGTGAAGCTCTTGAAGCCCAACTGAACGGCCATGTCAGGGCTGTTCTGGAACGCACCGAACTGACCTGCCAAACCAGCAGTGTTCTGAGTAGCGATACCTGCAGCCAACATGTCGTCAATGTCGAGAGAGGTCTTGGTGTCGACGTACATAGCGTACTCGTGTGGAGCACCCTGCTTGTCGAGCTCGAAGATGATCTCGTCGACGTCAGCGAAACCAGCGCCGTCACCGAAAGAACCGTCAGCAGTGATGCCTCTGCGGGTCACAGCCTGGAAGTAACCTTCAGAGCCAGCGATCTCACCGCTAGCCAAAGCCAACTTGTTGTTAGCGTTAGCGTCAGCATCCTCAGAGAACAGCATCATCATTTCGCGCTGATCCATGAAACGCTTACGAGTGTCCATCTCGCCCTTCACGTACCATCTGTAGTCACCGTTGCCAATGTTGATCCAGCCAATGTTGGTTGCTTGTGAACCATTGACGTGGTAGGTCTCCTTGGTGATGATGAATGGGTTGGTGCGCTTGGTGACTTCTGACTGGTAGAACTCAGAAGGCTGTCCTGTGCCCTGTGCGTAGACGTTACCAATCAAGATGAAATCCTCGTCAACGCCAGCACTGTCGGTCAAACCAGAAGCGGCAGAACCGTCCAATGGTCTGACATCGTAAAAGTCAGCAGCGCTATCAGTAGCGGCAGTAACCGCGGTAACGACCATGCGCTCACCAGCCTTGTTCATCAAGACGTCATTCACACGGAAGTTTTTGATGCCATTGGTTGAAGGGTCGGAGGATGCAGTCAAGTCGCTAGTAATACGAGCGTCACTGCCAGCGCCACCGTCTTCGTCCAACGTACCAGTGATCTTCTTGTGCAAACGACCTTCTTCCCAGTACTGGACTTCGTCAGAGTTACCAGCGCTGCGAACGGCGCCAGTCAACTGCAAGAAGCCAGTAATACCCTGGTCTCCGTAGGTTTCAATCAGAAGCTCTCTGTTGTCTTCTTTTGCGTAATCGCCGATCAAAGAGCCGAGAGATACATACTTCTCGGGATCCGCGAGGAATTTTGGTGCTTTGCTTGAGGAGTTAGTGGTCCCCAGTGTTGCAGAAATTGCAGACATAGTAGTCTATTTTTAGATGTTAAAAGATAATGTGGAATTACCCCCCAGCGCTTCACGAAGTTGCGATGCGAGGTTATTCTCAGAAGGTTGTACATTACCTTGATTCGGAGACTTGGTGCTCACGTTAGCTGCCTGATCCACAATACCTCTCTGGCCGTCGGCCATCCCTTGCTTATAGACTGAAGAGACAATCGTCTCAATGTTGTCAAGCACGGTCATGTGGACATTAAACTTGTCGTGATTCCATGTTCCATCCTGTTGTACGTAAGGATCAAAGAAGTCTTCAAGGCGACTGTTTTTGTTTGCCAGCTGATTCCTGTACCCTTCATCCAATCCGAAGTTGAATGTCTGACCGTTGCCCAGATCGAACTGGACAGCATCCAAAGCATTCACCTCCTGACGCATGTCGGAGATCCATTCATCAGTAACAAACGTTTGGGACTCTTGACTTTGCACTTGCTGCGGTGCGGCATAACCCTCTCTCAAATTAGAGATTGAGTCCCGCGCAGACTGCGCATCCATCTTGAGTTGCAACTGAGAAAGCTTAATCTCCTCTTCTGTGTGCAGAGTTGAATCCAGCTTGTACTTGGAAGAAACCAAAGTTCCAATCTCTTCTTGAGAAAGGTTCGGATACTGAGCAGTCATGCTTACTGTAATCGCTGTCATGTCATCCATATCAGATGCATTGAGCGACTGGTAGTAGAACCAATCCTGCGGGCTCCGCCCTGTCTCAGAGACAAACTTTGCAATGGCTTCAACACGCTCGTCAAGCTGTGCCTCTTGTTGCATAGTGAGGTCGTCGAAGCTGCTTACTTGGCGCCCGAGCCTTTCGCTCAGGTAAGTCATCATGTCGGCTTCAAACTCCTCGTCACTAATTTCATCGTTGTCAATACTAACCACCTCTGTATCATACTGCTCTTGCGCAGGTTCATTGGTGGGTTCAGAAACCTCAGCCTCGGGCTGTGGTGCAGTCTCAACTGGTTGTTCGACTTGTTCAGGCTCAGGGTTCTGAGCAGCTTGAACTTCCTCGTCTGGAACAAAGCTCCAGCCAGTGTTTTCTTCAGTTTGATTCAATTCGTTATCCATATTAAATTAGTTTGTTTTATCCAAAATAAATCATCGCCCTCTGGTTGGTGTCATTCAGCTGCACCTTAGTGAACCGACCAAAAACAGTTACGCCAGCGGGAATGGTAGTTCCTTGCGCAGGAGCCTCAAATCCTGACTCTACAGCAGTTCCTGATGTTTTCAAATCAATCGCGCTGATAGCCTGAACAGCGACGATAACCTTACCAGCAGGCGGCTCGTGGTGTTCACTGTTGTCTGGAATGAACTTGCTGCCTTCTTGACCGAAGGCTACTTCGTTGGGGTTTCTCATGGTGCAAATATAAGTAAGTCAACGTTATGGGTTGGAGCTCAGCACCTGACTGGTAGAAGGCATAGTGTTTGACGTATCGTAATCCAAGATGGTTGACACGTAAACGTACTTAGTTCCTCCGAACAAATCGGTTGAGCTCTGAATAGAAATAGTGAGCAAGTCACCAGCCTCGAAATGCTGTGCATTGTCAAAGACAAAGTGAATACTTCTGTGGTCATCTGTAGTAGCAACGGCCACAGTTTCTGTTTCTTCTGTGGTCCATAGACCAGAGTTGAACAATCCTGTGTTACCTGTATTGATTGTGTGAACACCGATAGTCATGTTGCCTGACGTGCCAGTAATTGCTGGTATTCTAATAGATACAGACCTTACCTTACCGTCAAAAGGCATGAACATAGCAGCCTCCTCTTGATAGATCGTAGTCTGTTCGTTGATATCCTTAAACGGCAAGTAGTGCTTTGTGGTCCCGATGTTATCCAAGAAGCTTTGCGAGTACACCTGAGTTAGCGTTGTGCTACCTCCAGCATCCCCAAACGACAGATTCCCGCTACCGTCTGTCTTAACAAACTGCCCGCTAGTTCCATCTGCAGAAGGGAGCCTGAACTCAACGTCAGAAGTCAGGTTAGCGTTTGGGGCTTTAAGCACAACCCCAGAGACACCACCTTGAAGTGGCTCTCTAAGCTTAATCTCACCACCAGTGCTTTCATCAAACCTAACAGGAGCCCCAAATACCCACTCGTCAGCACTGTCGTCATACTGAAGCTTGTTTGAGAATCCATCTCTAATGCTCAGGTCATATCCGTTTGTATTGATAACCCTGTTGCCAGTCAGTGTCTGATCGTTACCAGCCAAAGCCAAAGCGTCTGATCCATCTGCACCGTCAGCCCCATCAGTACCGTTCGTTCCGTCTGCTCCGTCCGCACCTCTGAGATCTCCAGTGGAGAAACCCAGACCGTCGTCAGATGTGAAAGTGACAACACCAGTAGAAGCGTTGTAAGACCCTCCAGTAAAGCCATCTCCGTCTGCTCCATCTGCTCCGTCAATACCATTGGTTCCATTGGTTCCGTCCGTACCATCAGCGCCGTCATCGCCTCTCAGGTCTGCAGTAGAGAACCCAAGACCATCGTCAGACGTAAAGGTTACGACACCTGTTGAAGCGTTGTAAGACCCCCCAGTAAAGCCAGTACCATCCGAACCATCTGCCCCGTCAGCACCATCAGCGCCATCTGTACCATTGGTGATTGTGGTAAACGACAGCTGCCCTGAACCATCCGTCTTCATGACTTGCCCGCTCGTACCGTCTGAAGCAGGAAGCCTAAATGTAGTGTCAGATGTAAGTGTATCTGGAGCCCTCAACACAACAAAATTGTCACCAGCATCATCGTAGAAAGCTAGAGATGCGTCTAGCCCACCTACTGGTTTGAGGCTTGTAGTACCCTTTAGCGTAGCGGTTGTGTCGCTAAGACTATCCACAAAACTAAGGGTTCCTGACCCGTTTGTTTTCAAGACTTGACCGTCCGTGCCGTCTGCGGCAGGAAGAGTAAACGCTACATCTGCGCTCAAGCTAATCGGAGCCCTAAGAGCTACGTAATTGCTCCCCAAGCTATTGAACTCATTAAGCCTTATCTCACCACCTGTAATGGCTGACGTTTGCTCAAATCGAATGTCGTCTGCTTGAAATACGATTGCACCAGTGCCGCCTGGGTTCAAGACCAGGTCGTCATTACTCCCTGTAACAATCTCTCCGCCGATCTGTAGGTCTGGCTTGACAATCATGTTGCCCGTGCCTCCAGAGTGGATGACCAAGTCCTGATCTGCGTGAGGCATGATCTCAGACTTGAACCTTACTCTTCCAGTGCCGTCGCAGTCGATAACGATGTCGTCATTTGTTCCAGAGGCTGTCTTGATGTCCCCTCCGATAATCGTATCTTCATTCGTCTTGAGCCGAGTGATGGATGTTACATACGTGTCGGCTGGATTCAGTATGATGTCTTTGGCTTCACTGTTTATGACCCCACCACTCTTCAAAATCAACGAGGCCGTGATGTCTCTGACTGCAAGAACTGTTGTCACGTAAGAGTCTGATCCGTAGGTCTCATTTGAGACCTCTGCCTGGACGTTTACACCAGGCCTAATAGCAGCCCTGTATACGCTCGTACTATCCTGATCTTCAAACTGCTTAGACAAGGTCCATCCCAAGACCTCGTTGTCGTCGGCTCCACCTATGTCAGATGCTAAACCTCCAATGTCTGCGATAATAGAGGGCTTGTTGACCAGCTCAAACCCGCTTCCATCCGACTTAACTTTTAGCTGAAGCTTCTTGTCTGGTGTGGTTTTACTCAGATTATCAGATCCAGGATCCTCTACCCCAACTTCAAAAAGAGTAATACCTCTATTAAGATAGTCTGAGTTCAGAGCTGTAACAACAGCATCTCTATTCGCGCCAAAAACATTTTCTGAATCGTCTACAATAAGAGTATAGTCAAGTTCTTTGGCGACGCTGAAGCTGTCGCTTTCTCTAACTATGTTCACCCCATCATCGGTAGACCCTGCTGATGCAACAAACTCTCCGTCAGAGTCCCCTGAGAAAGAAATCTTATTAGGCAAAAGGATTTCGACCCTATTGCTATTTTTTATTATTTTTATTCGTGCTGACATAATTATACGATATTGTAGTCAAATTTAAAGTCCTTCAGTTCTGAAGATATAATTGTTCCAAGGGTAGAAGCAAACTTAACTCTCATTTCAATTTTTGTTATCTCTGTGTCTGATAGTCCCCAGGTATGATCTTCCATATTAAAATCAGTCCCCAGTCCAAAAATTGGGCCCATATTTACATTGACTACAACATCGTCCGCGTTGCTTAAACCTGTCTCTCCAAGGGCGTTAATGTAGTTTACCGTCCCTGCTTCGGCTTGAGAGGCGAAGAGAGGTACTCTGTGCTCAAATGTAGTTCCAACTTCACTGTCATCAGAGTCGAAAGCCTTCATTTCAATAACAAACTCTGCAAATCCTTGACCTGCCATAGTTACTTCGGCCTCAACGTGTACGTTGCTAATGATAAAGTACATCTGACTGAAAGCACTCATCAGAACTACAGAAGTATCTTCTATAGTAATTACATCGTCGCTGAAGTTTACTGACATTGAGAAACTTCCATTGTCAAACGTAGCGCTTCCAAGGTTCATTACCACATCATTCGTGTCACTGTGAATGTTGCTTGAACCATTGACGCATCTTACAGATCCGTTGTTGTATTCGATACCTTGCGTTCCTTCTCCAGTAGTGAGGTTTGACCCAAAGGCTACGAGGAACGCAAGAAGGTCAACCGTACTAACAGCTCCATCTCCGTTAAAGTCACCAAGCAAGGCTCCATCTTGGTCACCCGTATATGTAGCTGTGTTTCCATATCCAGCATCAATGTTGGCTTGAATCATAGCGAGAGTAAGACCACCAGCAATGTCATCGAACGTAATCTTGACGTGCTGATTTTCCTGAACCTCTTGCATCGCCATCAAGAAGTTAGTTGGATTCTCAGAGATCTTATCTACAATAGAGGTATAGCCGTCAAAATCAATAGATGGCAAATCACTAAATGCTTTAAGATCTGTGGAAGACCCCCCTCCAGCAACAGGATTGATTGTAACAAATGAGTTGTCAATGCCGTTGTTCGCCAAGGCTGTTCCTCCTGGTCCAGTTGCTCCCTGGAACTGGTACAAGAATGTAAATCTAGATCTAGTATCGTAGTTTACATTGCTTACAAACTGATGAGTACCCTCTTGAGAAATCAGGTCAACAGGTATGCTTGTAAAGTTACCGTCTACAGTAGGAGCTCCTGTCAGTTCAAAGTTTATGTAATCCAGATCAACAGGCCATAGTGGATCGATAACGTTTAGCACACTAATAGTTACTTGCCCGTAGTTGTTTGCTGTTATGTTGTTTACAAATGCAGAGATGTTGTCTGTTCTGAACTTTAACGTACTTACATTTTGAACAACTCCGTTTACTACAGACCCATTTGAATGCAGAGCGGCAAACTGACCAATCGCTGGTTCAGTTACATTCTCCCATTGGAGCTCTAACGTGCCTCCCGTCTGACCCTGAGGCCCCTGCGCTCCTGTGCTTCCTGCAGGACCAGTGGCCCCTGTGCTACCCTGGCTTCCGTCATTACCTTGATCTCCAGTAGCTCCTGTATTACCTTGGGTGCCCTGACCAGTAGCTCCAGTAGCCCCCTGAGCTCCGTCGTCACCTGTAGCGCCCGTATTACCTTGAACTCCGTCGTCACCTGTGGCTCCTGTGTTGCCTTGCACCCCGTCATCACCAGTAGCTCCAGTAGCTCCCTGAGCACCTTCATCTCCTGTAGCCCCTGTATTACCTTGAGACCCATCGTCACCAGTAGCTCCTGTATTACCTTGGGTACCCTGACCAGTAGCTCCTGTATTACCCTGAACTCCGTCGTCACCAGTAGCGCCTGTGTTACCCTGGACGCCATCATCACCAGTTGCACCAGTGTTACCTACACCAGTGTGAGCATAGATAAAATTAAACACATACGTCTGGCCGTCCTGAACATTAGATGAGAGGTAGTTGGTTCCAGTTTGCTGAACGTTAATCTTAAAGTTGGTTGAACCTAAATCTTCTGGTGAGTCAGTAAGACTAAACGTTGCGTGCTCATCAGTTCCATCCTTTCTAATTACAATAAACGTTTCGTCGTAATTGTCGCTGTCGACAGGAGATATAAATGGAGCAAATTGCTGACCTCTAACGTATAGGTTTCTTACTAGATTCCATCCACCTCCATCGGAAACCAGAGTATCAGAAGAGTTTGTTACTGCAAACTCCCCGTTAGATGGAGTCGTATCCGCCTGATTTAGGTCCACACTAAAGGTACCTGTATTCGCAGGCATGGCAGGACCAGTGGCTCCTGTAGCTCCATCATCTCCTGCTGCACCATAAGCGTAAATGAAACAGATTCGATAAGGATCATCATTAGGCATAGTAGACGAGCTAGCCACATGAGAAACATCGATCGTAGTCAGTCCAACACCATCATCATTTGGAACTGCAGTCAGATCATAAGAATACGTTGCAAGTGTATCAAGATTTTTAATAGAAAGACTTACTCTATCAAAATTATCAGCATTGATTGATGAGGTATAAGCTGCGATTGATGCGGTGTTAAACCTAAACCTATCGACGTTTGCTGACACGGTTGTACTGGATCCGTTATCGTCAGCTCTAAACCTAGTCGCACTAGGAGTAGGGTCTGTATTCTTAGTTAAATCAATACATCCTCCAGTAGGTCCCTGTGGTCCTGTGGCTCCAGTATTGCCTTGCACGCCATCGTCTCCCGTGGCTCCTGTATTGCCCTGGTCACCGTCATTACCTTGATCACCAGTCGCCCCTGTGTTTCCTTGCAGTCCATCGTCTCCAGTGGCCCCTGTGCTACCCTGCGCACCATCATCTCCCGTGGCACCCGTGTTTCCCTGTATCCCATCATCACCTGTGGCCCCCGTGCTGCCTTGGGATCCGTCGTCACCAGTAGCGCCTGTGTTACCCTGGATTCCGTCATTTCCAGTAGCACCTGTATTGCCTTGCTTACCAGTAGCTCCAGTATCTCCATGGTCGCCTGTGGCACCCGTACTTCCATGTTGACCCGTAGCTCCTGTGTTACCCTGAAGCCCGTCATCACCTGTAGCCCCCGTGTTACCCTGTGCACCGTCATCACCAGTAGCTCCCGTGTTTCCTTGTACACCGTCATCACCAGTCGCCCCAGTGTTTCCTTGGGCACCGTCATCGCCCGTCGCTCCAGTGTTGCCCTGTACGCCATCATCGCCAGTGGCTCCAGTGCTACCCTGGTTACCATCATTACCTTGATCTCCAGTGGCTCCCGTGTTTCCTTGTACTCCATCGTCACCAGTAGCTCCAGTATTACCCTGGACTCCGTCGTCTCCAGTGGCACCTGTATTACCCTGGACTCCGTCGTTTCCTGTAGCTCCTGTATTGCCCTGCTTGCCCGTAGCTCCTGTGTTTCCTTGCAAACCGTCATCGCCCGTAGCTCCCGTGTTTCCTTGTACTCCATCGTCACCAGTAGCTCCCGTGTTACCTTGGACTCCGTCGTCTCCCGTTGCTCCCGTATTACCCTGGACGCCATCATCTCCAGTCGCTCCAGTGTTTCCTTGAACTCCGTCGTCACCAGTAGCACCCGTGTTTCCCTGGACTCCGTCGTCTCCAGTGGCTCCCGTATTGCCCTGCTTACCAGTAGCGCCAGTGTTGCCCTGCACACCATCGTCACCAGTGGCTCCTGTGTTGCCCTGAATACCATCATCACCTGTCGCCCCAGTATTACCCTGGTCGCCATCATTACCTTGATCTCCAGTAGCTCCAGTAGCCCCCTGAACTCCATCGTCACCAGTAGCCCCCGTGTTGCCTTGAACTCCGTCGTCTCCAGTAGCACCTGTATTTCCTTGGACGCCGTCGTTACCCGTTGCACCCGTGTTCCCCTGCTTCCCTGTAGCTCCAGTATTACCCTGTACTCCGTCGTCTCCCGTTGCCCCTGTATTTCCCTGGACTCCGTCGTCTCCAGTGGCACCAGTGTTACCCTGAACACCATCATCTCCCGTCGCGCCAGTGTTACCCTGCTTGCCAGTGGCACCAGTATTACCTTGAACTCCGTCGTCTCCAGTAGCCCCTGTACTGCCCTGGGCACCATCATCTCCTGTGGCACCCGTATTGCCTTGCTTTCCTGTAGCACCCGTGTTACCCTGGACCCCGTCGTCGCCAGTAGCACCAGTGTTGCCCTGTACTCCGTCGTCCCCAGTAGCTCCTGTACTACCCTGATCTCCGTCATTTCCTTGATCTCCTGTTGCGCCAGTGTTGCCCTGGACACCGTCATCGCCAGTAGAACCCGTGTTACCCTGAACACCGTCGTTCCCAGTAGCTCCTGTGTTGCCCTGTGCCCCTGTGTCACCCTGGTATCCAGTAGCTCCTGTGCTACCCTGGTCGCCAGTTGCTCCTGTATTACCCTGAATGCCCTGATCTCCAGTAGCTCCAGTGTTTCCTTTGAAGCCTTGATTTCCTTGGTTTCCAGTGGCGCCAGTATTGCCCTGAAGTCCTGTCGCACCAGTCGCACCAGGGTTTCCGCCAGGCGCAATAGATACTAAGAATATGTCGTTATCCCCAACCCCGCTATCTAAGAAGCCGTTGAGTGGGGTCACCGTAAGCTTCTTGTGATATGAAGAACCATCTTCTTTGGCGGTTACAATAAAAAGCTGTCTTTTTGACGGCGTGCTCTGATGTTCGATTGACAACATGAATGGCACCTCCATGTTATCGATTGAGACGCCAAACAAAACAGCATCATTGTCAACGTCATCAAACGCTAAAAACTCCGTGCTCTGGGAGCCTATAACGTGAGAGGTTCCAAAGTGCCCTCCGACGCCAGGTATTCCTGGAATAGGAGCTTCGATATCTCCGTTAGAATTTGATTGGAGATAATATCCAGTATCAATCTGGAATCTAAAGTGCCTACTACTTTCTCCAGTAGCTCCAGTAAGCCCAGTAGCACCATCTTCACCCCTGCTTCCTTGACCAACAAAATCTACTGTAGCTGGGATATTAGTATCAGCATCGTAGTTGTTTGAAGAAAGTTCGGTTACTGGGAATGTATAGAATGGGTCTGAGTATGTGAATGTACCAGTAATTCTAAGCAGGACAAGAACTTGAGCACCCGAAGCACTTCTTCTTTGAATGATCAATACGCCGTGACCATCAGTACTATCCCCAGTGTTATCCCAAGACTCAATCCACGTAGAGACATTATATACGTCAGAGTCATCCTCATGAATCTTTACAGTGTTTGCAACGGAGTCATAGTAAATGTCTCCAACAGCCAACGAATCACTGTAGTCGCTACCCTTCAAAGAAAACTTTACACCTCCTCGCTGACCGACACCAGTTGCTCCCGTATTCCCTTGCTTACCAGTGGCGCCTGTATTCCCTTGTAACCCGTCGTCACCTGTCGCTCCAGTGCTGCCTTGAGCACCGTCATCCCCAGTAGCTCCTGTGTTGCCTTGTACCCCGTCGTCGCCTGTCGCCCCTGTGTTTCCCTGTACTCCGTCGTCCCCTGTAGCTCCCGTGTTTCCTTGTACGCCGTCGTCGCCAGTAGCACCTGTATTTCCTTGGACGCCATCATCACCAGTAGCGCCAGTATTGCCTTGCTTACCTGTTGCGCCAGTATTCCCTTGAACACCGTCATCACCAGTAGCTCCTGTATTTCCTTGCTTACCAGTGGCTCCTGTATTCCCTTGCGCACCATCATCTCCTGTGGCACCCGTGTTTCCTTGAACACCATCATTTCCAGTAGCACCTGTATTACCCTGAACTCCATCATCGCCAGTAGCACCTGTATTTCCTTGTACTCCGTCGTCGCCTGTAGCTCCCGTGTTTCCTTGCTTACCAGTAGCACCTGTGTTACCTTGGTTTCCAGTAGCTCCTGTGTTACCCTGCACACCATCGTTTCCCGTTGCGCCTGTACTTCCCTGGTTGCCGTCGTTACCTTGATCCCCAGTAGCTCCTGTGTTACCCTGCACACCATCGTCGCCAGTAGCTCCAGTGTTTCCCTGTACACCATCATCTCCAGTAGCTCCTGTGTTCCCTTGGACACCATCATCTCCAGTAGCTCCTGTGTTTCCTTGCTTGCCAGTAGCTCCAGTAGCTCCCTGCGCTCCGTCGTCTCCAGTGGCTCCCGTATTACCCTGGACTCCATCGTCACCCGTGGCACCAGTATTGCCCTGCAAACCATCATCGCCAGTAGCACCTGTGTTTCCCTGCTTGCCAGTAGCTCCTGTGTTACCCTGTACACCATCGTCACCTGTAGCGCCCGTACTTCCTTGAGAGCCGTCATCTCCAGTGGCCCCTGTGCTTCCTTGCTTACCAGTAGCCCCTGTGTTTCCCTGTACTCCGTCGTCTCCTGTTGCTCCAGTATTTCCTTGTACACCGTCATCACCAGTGGCACCTGTACTACCCTGGTTGCCGTCGTTACCTTGGTCACCTGTTGCTCCTGTATTACCCTGGACGCCATTATCTCCAGTAGCCCCTGTGCTTCCCTGCGCTCCATCATCTCCAGTGGCTCCAGTATTGCCTTGCACGCCATCGTCTCCCGTGGCTCCTGTATTGCCTTGCTTACCAGTAGCCCCCGTATTCCCCTGAACACCATCATTACCAGTTGCTCCTGTGTTTCCTTGTACACCATCGTCACCAGTAGCGCCTGTGTTACCCTGAGCGCCGTCATCACCTGTGGCTCCCGTGTTACCCTGAACTCCGTCGTCACCAGTAGCACCCGTGTTGCCTTGCTTACCAGTCGCCCCCGTGTTTCCTTGGACACCGTCGTCGCCAGTAGCTCCAGTGCTTCCTTGATTTCCTGTAGCACCAGTAGCCCCCTGAGCTCCGTCATCACCCGTCGCTCCAGTATTACCCTGAACACCGTCATCCCCAGTAGCTCCCGTGTCACCTTGGGCGCCAGTATTACCTTGAACTCCGTCGTTTCCAGTAGCCCCTGTATTACCACGCTTACCAGTAGCGCCAGTATTGCCCTGATATCCTGTAGCTCCCGTGTTGCCCTGCTTACCAGTAGCTCCAGTATTCCCTTGAACACCATCATCACCCGTGGCACCAGTGTTTCCTTGGACACCTTGATCTCCCGTAGCTCCCGTGTTTCCTTGTGCGCCGTCATCACCAGTTGCTCCAGTATTACCTTGAGCACCATCTTTAGACAGTCTAAAGTAGAAGCTGTTTCCTGCGGGGGGGGCGTCACCCTGAGATGTCAGCTGAACACCACCGATAATAGCTCCCCACTGAGTGATAGTAACAACTTCAATTCTAAATACCTTGAATACCGTCTGATCCTCGGTATAAGACACAAACAAAGTAAAGTTCGCTGCAAGGTTCTCGAACAAATCTTTAGACAGCCTTTGTAGAATATCTACATCATTTACGAGAATCTTTTTTATAGGATCATTCCATCCCTCATCGAACTTAAAGAACCTTTCTTCTGGAGCTATAAGTTCATCGGTGTTGTGGTCATACCTGTACTTAAAGACATGACCGTCATCACCCGTGGCTCCTGTATTACCCTTCTTACCAGTGGCTCCAGTATCACCGTGGTCTCCTGTAGCGCCTGTGCTTCCTTGCTTACCAGTTGCACCAGTAGCTCCCTGTGCTCCATCGTTACCTGTAGCTCCTGTATTACCCTGTACTCCGTCGTCTCCAGTGGCGCCTGTATCGCCCTGAGCTCCGTCGTCTCCTGTAGCTCCAGTGTTTCCTTGGGCACCATCGTCTCCCGTAGCACCAGTACTTCCCTGGTCGCCGTCATTACCTTGATCTCCCGTGGCACCAGTATTACCCTGCACTCCATCATCTCCTGTTGCCCCAGTGCTTCCCTGAGCACCGTCATCACCCGTAGCGCCAGTATTGCCTTGATCTCCGTCGTTACCAGTCGCACCAGTATTACCCTGAACACCATCGTCTCCTGTCGCACCCGTGTTACCTTGGACACCATCATCGCCCGTCGCTCCAGTGTTTCCTTGCACGCCATCGTCTCCTGTGGCTCCAGTGTTTCCCTGGACACCGTCGTCTCCTGTGGCTCCCGTGTTCCCTTGAACACCATCATCTCCAGTGGCTCCTGTATTACCTTGGACTCCATCGTCACCAGTGGCGCCTGTGTTTCCTTGGACTCCATCGTCCCCTGTTGCGCCAGTATTACCCTGTACGCCATCGTCCCCTGTAGCTCCAGTATTACCCTGTACGCCATCGTCCCCTGTTGCACCAGTATTACCCTGGTCACCTGTGGCCCCGTCTACTCCATGAGAAGTGAAGAAAACAACAACAGCCTCATTTTCTGTAAAATCGGTTACATCACCAGCAAGTTGAGTGGCTGAAAAAACGTATGTCGACGCACCGTCTCCTGTTGTTTCTCCTGTAATCTTTAGTACAAGTAGGTCAGCTCCAGAATTTGCATTTTGAATATATACAATTCCATGACCAGAACTTGAGTTCCCGTTAGTCGTCCACTCATCAAGAAATGCTTGTTGAGATACTAAGTTCTCATCTAGTCTAGAAATGCGAAGTTGGTCAACGCCATTGAAGTGAACCTTAGTTCCTTCGTCCATATCGACAGATCCAAATCTATACTCAAGACCACTTCTTTTTCCAGTGTTGCCCGTAGCTCCTGTGTTACCCTGGGCGCCATCATCTCCTGTTGCACCCGTGTTACCCTGCACGCCGTCATCTCCAGTAGCCCCTGTACTACCCTGGGCACCATCATCTCCCGTGGCTCCCGTGTTGCCTTGAACACCGTCATCACCTGTAGCACCCGTATTGCCCTGTACGCCGTCGTCTCCCGTGGCGCCAGTGTTACCCTGGGCACCATCGTCCCCCGTAGCACCAGTATCTCCATGGTCACCAGTAGCACCCGTATTACCCTGCTTCCCTGTAGCCCCTGTGTTACCCTGAAGTCCTGTCGCACCAGTGGCTCCTGTATTACCCTGCACACCGTCATCACCAGTGGCACCTGTATTACCCTGGACCCCATCATCTCCTGTCGCTCCAGTGCTTCCCTGATCACCATCATTTCCTTGGTCCCCAGTAGCTCCCGTGTTACCCTGCGCTCCGTCGTCCCCCGTGGCGCCTGTGTTGCCCTGCTTACCAGTGGCGCCTGTATTACCCTGGACTCCATCGTCACCCGTGGCACCCGTATTACCCTGCGCTCCGTCGTCACCAGTCGCACCTGTATTGCCTTGAACACCGTCATCCCCAGTCGCCCCTGTATTCCCCTGCACGCCATCATCACCAGTGGCACCAGTGTTACCCTGGACGCCATCATCACCCGTGGCACCAGTATTTCCTTGCTTACCTGTAGCACCCGTATTGCCCTGAAGTCCTGTTGCACCCGTGGCCCCTGTGTTTCCCTGGACCCCGTCGTCACCTGTGGCACCTGTGTTACCTAGTTTTCCTGTAGCACCCGTGTTTCCTTGGGCTCCATCGTCACCAGTTGCTCCCGTGTTGCCCTGAGCTCCGTCGTCTCCAGTGGCACCCGTACTACCCTGGTCACCATCGTTCCCCTGATCGCCAGTTGCGCCTGTATTACCCTGGACTCCATCATCGCCAGTTGCCCCCGTTTCACCTTGTGTGCCTTGACCAGTAGCACCAGTGGCACCCTGAGCTCCGTCGTCTCCAGTAGCACCTGTGTTACCCTGTGGGCCGTCATCTCCTGTCGCTCCCGTGTTGCCCTGGTCACCATCATCTCCAGTGGCTCCTGTATTACCCTGATTTCCTGTAGATCCCGTTTCACCCTGAGTGCCCTGACCAGTGGCTCCCGTGTTACCTTGTGCTCCATCATCACCCGTGGCACCTGTATTACCCTGAACACCATCGTCTCCAGTAGCCCCCGTGTTACCCTGTGACCCGTCATCACCTGTAGCGCCTGTATTTCCTTGGACGCCATCATCTCCAGTCGCGCCAGTGTTACCTTGAGCGCCATCGTCTCCAGTAGCCCCTGTATTTCCTTGCGATCCATCGTCACCAGTAGCACCTGTACCTCCTTGATCACCAGTAGCTCCCGTATTACCTTGAGATCCGTCGTCTCCTGTAGCTCCTGTGTTACCTTGAAACCCAGCACCCGTATCACCCTTTTCGCCCCGAGGGCCAGTAGAGCCTGTAGCACCTGTAGCACCTGTACCGCCTTGACCATCGGCACCTGTAGCGCCCTGAGGTCCTGTAGCCCCTGTAGATCCGTCCAGTCCATCAGCTCCACCAGCTGGACCCTGAGGACCCACTGGGCCACGAGGACCACGAACACCTACGATAGGATTTGCTTTGGCAATGATACTGCCAGGCGCAACGACTTTAGCGTCGCCGACAGAAGTAACGTTAACCTTTACGGTCTTCGACTCCTGAGTTACGACAATAAACGGAGCAGCGCCACCGTCAGACTTGACAGTAACACTCGCTCTAACTTGCTCAGGTCCGTTTACAGTTACTTTAGGAGCGGCGCTTACCGATACTTTAACTGGCTTGTTCTCCTGAACAACTACTACTTTATTAGGAGTTGTTTGTGACATCCTCTCTCACTTCAAAGGTCCCGTAAAGGTAAGTAGTGATTTGGGGTGGGGTCTCACCGTCGCTGTACTGAACGTCATAAACGTAAAGGCCTGCGTTGATCCCTGCCATATTAGAGCTTGTGTTTGTGATGTCTAGCTTCTTTGGGTCAGAATCATTTACATCAACAGTAAAGTTTTCCAAAGAAGCGTCTTCAGAATCTACAGCTTCGCGGATAGTAAGAGTCCAAACATCATTGTTGTTTCCCTCACTATCGTCTGGAAGGTTAGAATCAAACTCCACTGCAAGAGAGAAGCTGTCTCCTTTTCTGCAAATGATGTCAAGTCGTGCTGCGGTATCTAAGTTTACTACGGCCATTATTCTTCGATGATGTTGTTTACGATTTCTTGTACTTGATCGGCTGGCTGAGGTGGTGTTCCCTCAAGCTCAGACCTGGTTCCTTGTCTTTGAGAGATAAGCTTGCTCTGCTCTACGGCTTGCTTCTCTACTCTCTCATCCTTTCTATCCTCCTTGAGTACTTCAAGTTTTTCTTTGAACTCCTGCTCTTCAGTTCTAAATCCAAGTGTAGCCTGAGCTCTAATCATTTCGATCTCCTTACGCATCTCATGCTCCATAGCAAGTCTTTGTATCTCAAACTGATGCTTCATCTGCGCCATCTGTGAGTCAACCTGAGCCTGCAGCTGGGTCTCCTGCTGCTTGAGCTGGGCCGCTTGCTGAGCTGACTGCTGCTGAACCTGAGCTTGCATCTGAACGTTCTGCTGAGCCATCTGCTGGTTTCTCGCAATACGCTTTTTACGGCGGACAATCAACAGCCTCTCGGCTTGGTTGACATCCTTGAGCTGCCTGATGGCAATAGCATCTTCGATGTCAAGCTCCTTCTGAGCTAGAGATGCCTGGATGTTTGCTTCGAGGTATTGCTTTTCAATATCCTCCATCTCTTTGACAACATGAACACCGAAGTTGAACATGACCAAGTCTTCAAATGCATTGAGAACCTTCATGTTTTCAGATCCAATGGCGTTCGTATAAGCTTTGTAGATAACAGACTCCTTAGGCAAGATTTGCAAGCACTTGACAATGTCAGCGCAAACCTTCTTAAAGAGAACCATAGAGGAGTTCGTAATGTCATAAATCGCATTGTTACCCGCTGCGATAGCTTGCTGACGCACACCAACCAACTGCTCACCCTTAGGAGTTGTGCCATCCATAGCCTCATTGATCCCCGTTGTGTCACGGATCATTCTGAGGTAGTGATTGTACAAACCAATAAACTCGTTGATGTTGCGCACAGAGTTTCCAATCTCTCGGATAGGAGGGTTCTGGAATCCTCCTTCTGGGTTCTTGCTTCTGTAGTAAAAGACACCAGTCTGCTCGTAGATGTCGTGAAGCTCAAGTGGTTGGAGATCCCCTCCCTTGCCTAGCTGCACATTCTCCAAGCCCTCAATATCGATGATGATTCCATCAGGCTTAGCCTTGGCTACCGCTTGCTGAATCTTGAGGTGTGTCAGCTGAAGCTGATCTGCAAACCCAATGCAGCTGTCCACCATAGACTTGGGAATGCAGTTTTCAATGTTGGTAGCTACGATAGAGTAAGACAATTCTGCACGAGACAAGTCGTGCATGTTCTTTGGGATATTGGTCTTGACACCGTAGTCAAAGATGTAATCGCAACCCATGACAAAGATTCCACCATAGATGGTCTCGATGTCAAGCTTCTTTGCTTGGCGATTAAACACCGTCTCCTTTGGGCCCTTGTAGTTTTCAGACTTCTGATAGAATCCTACGTTTCCGAATCTGCTTGTCTTCTGTTCGTAGTTCATTGAGTCCACTGACTTGAACTCGAAGTCAAGAATCTCAACCATGAACTCATCATAGCCATACTTAGTCTGCTGAAGATAGCTGTCGTATGACGTGCTATTCATATCTGCAGTCTTGTAGTTGTATGTCTTTGCTGCCTTCTGCGCAATCTTAGCGAGCTCTTCTTCTGCGAGCTGACCATTTGAAAGACGTCTAAGTTCAGAGATAGTGACCTTTCTAATCTCACCAGCATAGACAATGTCGCCAAAGTTTGGGTCCTGTGTATGGTTGTGAATCAGCTTAGCTGGATCTACATACCTGGTCTTGATTCCGTAGTTAGGATCATTGCTTCTTTTTACAGCCGCAATTCCAATAGACACCAGATCATTTACGCACCTTCTATAAACTGAATCATTGAAGTCGTTCCACTTTAGGGTCATGTTGGTTGCGATCTGAGCGGCAATCTCAGACGAAGCCTTCAAGTTTGTACCCATAAAAATCTCAGCCTCCTCCAAAGTATCTGGAAGATTATCGACATCGGCGATGTCCACCTTTGTCTTCTTCTTGATTTGCTGAAGCTGTTCTTTTGCCTCAACGAGAGCCTGCGTCTTCTTTCTTTCCGCGTCCTTTTCAGATGACGACAATGGATCTACGGCTTCAAGATTCGGATATGGCTCAGATGATAGTATCTTGTTAGTTACAATCCGAACAAACTTTGGCAAGATCGGCACTGGGGTGAAGTCAACATTCAAGAAACTTCCGTCCCCATTGTTAGGATCCATACTCGTTAGGAGCTGCCTGTAGATAGTAGTATCTTGAGTTCCCTGCGCATAAGCTCGATTTCGGTTGAAGATCTTTGATCTCTTCCTCATCAAGGAGTTGTCTTGCTCTACCGAGCCCCACTGACTTGCAATAGCCTTAGCATATTTCAAGCCATATTCCCTCCCTTCCTTTACAGATCTGGGCTGCATCGGATCGGGAAAGCCAGGTTTTTTGTTTGATTGCTTGCCGTACATCTAACCGCAAATATAGCAAAATCAGCGGTGGTAATGTTTTGGCTTGTATTTCCGAAAGAACTTCTTTTCAGTGAAGTCAGACTTTGGCTTTTCTTGCTTAACCTTTTGAGCTGCAAGTAGTGCAAGACCAGAGCTGATGGTCAAGTCAAACTTGGTTCTATTTGTAATCTTGTAGCCAATCCAATCTTCAAGAGTCTTGTTGAAGTACATGTTCCCTACCTCATCAGTCTCTGCCTTAATGCCAACGTGATTATGAATGTATGTCTCAATAGCATGAGCATGAGACTGAATAACATCAGTTGAGTTCGAAGGTATGCCCTTTGTCTTTACGTTCACCTTCGAGCTTGAGCTCGTCAAATGAGCAGGTCTATCAAGTAAGTAGTTGTCGTAACCTCTTGACTCAAAGTACCTTACGATGCCGTACTTGTTGTTCTCAACCAGCAGCGGGTATCCATAGTAGAATGCGGCCATGAGTACATCTTCATAGAAGATGCTTGCCAAGTCTGGGCGTGATGCATACTCGACCACGAACATGTTGGACGGCGCATGCATGTTGAACTTGTTGTATAGGTGAAGAGCTCCCTTCGATCCTCTTCCATCGACCGTCTGATCAAGGTCATAAGAGTCAACCCCACCAACACCAACATGACTATTACCAGGACTTCTTTTGCCTCTTTGCTCAAGAACTTTGTTTCTGTCTGCCGCATCAGGATGCCAAGATACGCGGAACCTACCATTTGGATCTGGAGAGAAAATAACTTCCTTGTCTTTCTGCTTCCACATAAAGTTTCCACGTACCACAGGGTTGGGATACATGTTGTTGTTGAAGTCTATCTGCTGATAGATCTTACCGATATTGAACAGACTCCCCTCGATACTGTCTCTGAAGGCCTCGTCCTCTGTAAACGGAAACTGCCTTACTACTTCGTTCAGCTCTGAAGGATCGTTCTTTAGGCTGTCCCTTTCATTCTTGAGATACGTCTTCGACCCAACATCGATGTCTTCATCGTCGATGCCGCGCACGGGACCATTTGGGTCCTCTGTAACTGCATTGCCATATTGATCGAAGAATCCTTCAAGGGCATCATAAGCTGGTATAAACAAGCGATAGAGGCCGCTTTTAGTCCTGCCGTTTGCATTGCGTTCATTTGGATTTGAATCTTCCCATAGGGCTTTATACTCCTCCCCACCTTTATCCATGGGGTTCACTGTACTACCTACAAGAGCCTTGCCAACTATGCGTCGACCGACAATAAGGCAGGTTCTTTCGATGCGCCATGCCTCACGTATGTCAACGGGCCTTTCCCACTTACCAGCCTCATCGAGGTACAGCATGTGCAGCTTCTCCCCGTCATAAGCGTTGTTGGTGGTGTTCTTCCAGTTGATAATGGTGTTCAACGCATCACCAGTCCTGGAAGTCTTGTTGTTCTTTGTGATTCGCTTAGATGGCTCTCGGAACGCCAACTCCATGCGAGGGTTCGTGGTACCGTCCTGAATAGGCTTGAAGAAGAATGGGTATGACTTGAAGATCGGAACGACCTTCTTCATGAAGATGTTCTCTTGTGAGTCTTTACCAGTCTTCGATTGGATTCCAAGAAGCTTGTCTTTAACCTGCGTAGCTTCGTCGACAAGAACAGAAGCACAGATATTAGTGTACCCAGAACGGCGACACTTAGTATAAAGCTGACCGATACAACGGGGATCAGCCTCGCACGCAGCCATGTGAAGAAAGATTTCACGTTGGAAGGCAAGATAGTAAGGATATCCGATATCAATCTTCGACCACTGGAGAAGCATGTAATGTCTCCCTGTAATGTACGTAGGCACGCCATTGTTGTAAAACCAAACACCGTTACGCCTGCGCTCAAACTCTTTTTCGATGAAAGGAGAAAAGCGCTTTCGAAACTCGGAAGGCTTTTCGAACCACTCATCCATACTTCTAATCCTCTGCAGTTCTTCAGGCATAGGCTGCCTGCGCCACATCTGCAGCTTCTTTGGTTTGTCATGGAAGAGTATCTCCGATCTGACTGGCTTCTTTGGAAGAGCAACGTCCAGCCCGTGGATCTCGATGATCTCTCCCATTCCCCCTTCAGAGTCCAAAACAATAACTTCATCTTTTAAGGGCATCTCTAGGATCTTTACTGTATCCGAAGCACTCGAAATCTTTTTTGTAAAACTCTAAGATAATGTTGTTCGACTCTTCGTCATCAAAGTGAGACATAAAGTCAAAAGAAAAATTTGACTTGTTCATTTTTGTCAAGTGCTTTACATCACCAAAGATCTTGCTTGACACATAGCTCCAATCCTCGTTTATTGATTCAAGACTTCCGATAAAATCAACTTTAATGTTTTCTTCTTTGTCGCAAAGAAAAAAGTACTGAGGCAAAAAGTGGTGATGTATCCTTCCGCTTGGATACTCTGGATACCAATAAATTTGCTTTTCGTATCCTATGTTCGGCCTCATTCTTTCTTTGACAAATCTTTTAAATCCGTTTGGGTTTTTGGGGTATGCGTTCGTAACATTTCTATCGTCATTGTTTGGCTTGTGATAGAAAGAAGATATGACTCTAGTCCATGGGTTCCTTACAAAAGCAAATCCAAAGTAATTATCAATAGACGGAACAAGCCTCTTTATTGTTCTGTATGAGTAATGAGCCAAGCCCCCGACATGCTCCTCCATGCTTGTCCCGCCTGTTTTTGGGACGTGTATGAAGTAGTAGTTTTTATCTAGGTTTACTACACTCATTTGTTTTCTAAGATTTTTTCAATAGCAGGTATGTAGTGCTTGGTTACGTGATCACTCCATAGATTACTCATTGCCACATCTTCATAAACGTCATCTACATACTTTTTCAGTTTATCAGGGTCTGAGTTCAACTCTTTAAGAATCTCAGCAGCCTCTTCTGAAGTTTCAAATGTTTTGACAGATGCGTACTTAGGAACAATTCCAACGCTAGTAGAGATAAATGGTATTTTTGCAGCAGCGCATTCTAGCAGTGGAGTAGGCAATCCTTCATGCGTGCTGGTGTTTACTATGGCGTCAAAATCGCTGTAGATGTATGACCCAGTATGAACACTCTTTCCAAAGCAAACGCCATGATCAAGGCCTGCCTTTTCTGCTATCTCCTTGAACAACCATGGCCTTTTCAGATTTACGTACTGTTCTTTCCTGTTGTTAGGGTCTATGACGTGTCCAATCTTTTTAATCCTGGTGATACTTCTTTTTGACCAAAACTCTGTGTCAACACCTATAGGAAGAACACCAGCATTGACGCCGTATGTCTTTTCTACAGAGTCGGCAGTATTTTTTGTGATGCCGAAGTAATTGTTCTGCAGATTTTTTTGAACTGGGATCTTTACAAAAAAGTGATTGTTGGAGTCTTCGAAGCTGTATCCTGGCATCTTTGCTAAAGAATGCCACACATACATTCCTTTTGATTTGTACTCGTAGGGAAGATTCACAACAATTTTTTTAAGGAGATCTGGTGGCGTGATAAACACATCACACCAGTCCAGACCCTCTTTTGACTCTTTGTAAATGCCCCAGTCGCAAACCTTTACATCGAATCCGTTTTTTTGTAAGTGCTTTTTCAGCATAAGGTTTATGCTTCCTATAGCCCATGACTTAGGACCAAACAAAGCAACCTTACATCTCATACCATCCTTTCTTTTCGTAAACGTTGTATACGTCCTCAAAGTATTTCTCATACTTAGGGGCAATGGCCTCAAGTGAAAACTTCTCACCCCTTCTTCTGCATTCGTCGTAACTAATTTCTTTATTGATCACTTTTCTTGTGGCTTCAACAAAGTCCTTAAAGGTTCTACATCTGTATCCAGTTACACCATCAATGTTGTTCTCTGCGAACGCACCCCAGTCTGTAGTGATGGTTGGAGTTCCACAAAGTAGGTTTTCGATTTGAACACCTCCAAACGGCTCGATATACATAGAAGGTACGTAACTACCCATTGCGTTTTTCATGAGTTTTTTTCGCTCCTCTACTCCGACGTATCCAACAAACTCAACATGATCTGGCCATTCGTATCCAGGCTCTGCATATTGATTTGCCGCCTGACCAGCGACCTTCAGCTTTAGCCCAAGTTTTTCCGTAACCTGAATTGCAATGTTCAATCCCTTCCCATCATAAACCCTTCCAACAAAAAGCATGTAGTCATCTCTCTTGTCTGGGCCTCGATCAAAATCTTTAAGGTCAAAGTAATTAGGGATCACTGTTTCATACCAGTCCATATTACACCTAGACACACTTCCAAGTCCTTTATATGCATGGAGAAGTGCGTGAGACTCAAAGATTTTCCATCGAGCCCAATGACCTCCTGAATACCCAATACCTGGCTCAACTACAATGCAGTCTTTGTCATGAGCGTTACAAATAGCACGAACACCACTGCCCCAGAAAGGCAGAATAAAGTCGTTCTTTTGCTTTCTCTTTCCTAGCTCTTCAATGCCTCTTCGGTAAAACTCTTGATACGCTGGGTCGTCATTGGAGAACTTAAACCACTTGCTACGGAAATCGTGATCTCCGTAGACTTTTTGAAATGTCTCTTCAGAAAGGACCTCTACGTTTTCATCGCAGATAGGGTTGCTACCCGCCGTACCGTAATGAATGATGTAGTGGCCACGCTCATGCATCATCTTGCAAAACTTGAGAACCTTTTGTGTATACGCGCAAGCAACATACTCCTCAGTCGTACGAGTATGAGGAAGGCCTAATACGTGAAATCTAAACTTCATGGGTTTAATTTTAGTAGCTACTACCTTGTTTATTCATTCTCCCCAAATTGGCAACGCCAACCCTTGGGTTCTTTACATCCATGTACTTACCGCATGGACACTTGATGTCGTGATAGGCGCCGTCATCTCCAAACTTAATTGTGACTCCGCTCTTTGATTCTTCGTGTGCTTTCTCGCACTTGCAAATATATTCTGCCATGTTATCGTCCTTGCGAAGCGTAAGGCTTCTTGTAGTTCTTAGATGTTTTACTCTTAGAATGCTTAGTCTTAGCGTGTACTCCTTTGCGTCTCACTTTGTTAGACTCGTACACTTGAATGTTTTGTTTAGCCATATTGATTTAATTAGTACGCGAGGAGGGACTCGAACCCCCAATAACAAACTTAGAAGGTTTGGGCATTATCCAGTTATGCTACTCGCGCGTTTGTTTAGAATACTCCTGCGTGTTTTTCTCTGTGGCAGTTAGAACAAAGTAACGAACACTTGTCCAATTCAGCCATGATCTTCTCGTCAAATTTAGTTCGTCTCTGATATCCAATGCCAAAGTCTTTCTCGTTGGGATCGTTGTGGTGAAAGTCAAGAGCGCAGTTATGAGCGCTGTATCCACACCTCTCGCACTCTCCTCCCTTGTAGTCAACGCACTTCTGCTTGAAGGCTCTACCTCTTTCAGTCCTTTCTTCGCAAACACAGGCCTTGCAGAAACCACTAAGCTTAGCTTTACCCTTTCTGTCCTTCCTGACGTAGTACTCTTCTTCTGTTTTGACGCACTTACAACGAGGACACTTCTTTTCTTCGCTCATGAGTTTTGATTCTGTGACAGTTTGCGCATCTTACTTCGCACTTTCGGATCTCTTCTTTAATCGTGGTAAGGCTGTATGATTGATTTACCATGTCAGCTATGTTGTTCACCTTGCTTCCCTTTACGTGATCAAACTCAAGTATGATTGGATTTGATATACCACAGTCAACGCAACCGTACATCCTTTTAACCCTGGTGAT